CAGGCTCAAGGGCATCGACGGGCTCAACGCGGGTATCAGCGGAAGCGCCGCCATACCGCCGCGGTTCGTACCGGCCTTGGTGTCGGGTCTGGCGTACATGATCGCGATGAAAAAGCCCGAGGCGCTGCAACGGATCATCCCACTCAAAGAGCTATATGAAGAGCAGTTCAACCTCGCCGCCGCGGAGGACCGCGAGCGCGCGTCGCTGCACCTGACACCGGGGAGGGCTTTCTGATGGCCTATGCACGGGGTAAATACGCGTTTGGTTTTTGCGACCGCACGGGGTTTCGCTACCCCCTCAAGGACCTTGTGTACGAGTACAAGGACGGGCATCGCACGGGCATGCGCATCGGCAAGGACGTGGTTGATCCGGACCACCCCCAGAATTTCCTTGGCCGCGTGCGGGTTGTTGACCCGCAGTCTCTGCGTGACCCCCGGCCCGACACTGGGCTTGAGGCGAGCCGCGAGCTCGTGGACCAAGTTAATATAGGCATCGACTGGCCGGAGTGATATAGTCCGGCAAAACCCACACGCAGGAGACTGACATGGCGAAGCGTCCCAAGGCTCGAGACCCGAAAGCAGCGCAGGATTTTATGGACGGTAAGGCCGTCAAGGCCGGCAACCGTGCCGCCGAACGTCGCGCCAAAGAAGCCGCGATGGACAAAAAGGCCAAGAAGGCCGTGGCCAAGAAAGCCAAGGGTGGCAGCATGACCGCGCGAGGCATGGGTGCGGCGAAGAAAGGCGGGAAGTTTTCCCGCGCGGGGTAAGCCATGAACTACGCGGAGCTCGTGCAAGCGATCAAGGACTACACTGAGAACGAGGAGACATCTTTCGTTGCTCAGATTCCGACGTTCGTGCGTCAGGCAGAGGAGCGCATTTACCGGACGGTGATGATCCCCGAGCTCCGCAAAAATGCGACGGCTACCATTGGTGCGGGTTCGCAGTATGTAGCTCGCCCGGACGACTTTTTGGCTGTGTTCTCCCTTGCTGTCATCGACGCGAGTGGGGACTACACCTACTTGCTGGACAAGGATGTGAATTTCATCCGGGAGGCGTTCCCCAGTGCCGCCACCCAAGGGTTGCCGAGGTACTACGCTCAGTTCGATGGGGACGGGGTTGGAACCGAGGGCCACTTTATTGTTGGCCCGGCGCCGGACACGACGTACACGGCCGAGCTGCACTACTACTACGACCCCCCTTCGATATCCACCACGTCCACGTCATGGCTCGGCGACAATGCTGAGTCCGCACTGCTGTACGGCGCGTTGATCGAGGCGTACACGTACATGAAGGGCGAGGCCGACATCCTGCAGGGGTACGAGGCGCGCTACCAAGAAGCGCTGGCCCAGCTCGGGGGCGTCGGCATCCGTAGCATGCGGGACAGCTACCGTGATGGGCAAATGAGGGTGGGATCGTAATGCTGACTTCTGCTGTTGGGTCACCGTTCGTCGTCACCTCCAACGATGGCGGTCATAGCCCGGAACAGGTTGCGGAACTTTGCGTGAACCGGATTATCCAGATATCTGACACCGCGCCACCGGAGTTGGCCGGGCAGGCCCGGGCCTTCCGAGAGCAAGTGTTGGCGGTCGTGCTGGAGTATGTTAAACTTGCTGCACAGGAAGACCGGGCGACGGTCGCAATGAAACTTGAGCAGGCGGGCCATGTGCAGCTTGCCGCACACGTGAGGGAACTCTGATATGGCATTTTCTGGCAACTATATGGCGACGAGCTTCAAGCAGCAGCTGCTTGAAGGTGCGCATGACTTCCGCGCCACCGGCGGTGATACTTTCAAGTTGGCGCTCTACACCAACAGCGCCACGTTTAACGCGGCGACCACTGCGTACACTGCGACCAATGAAGTCGGCAACTCCGGTACGTACTCCGCGGGTGGCGGTACTCTGACAAAGGTCAACCCGACGACATCTGGCACCACTGCTTTCACGGACTTTAATGATCTGTCGTTCACTTCTGCGACGATCACGGCACGCGGTGCCTTGCTCTACAACACCACTCCGACACACACGTACACCAACCCGGTGGCTCTAGTGTTGGATTTTGGTTCTGACAAGACATCGACGGCGGGTACTTTTACGATCCAGTTCCCAACCGCGGATGCAACCAACGCCGTCTTGAGGATTGCATAACCCATGACCAAACTCGTCAACCGCGCAAAGATGACCACGGCCACGACCGGCACGGGGACCATCACGCTTGGCACTGCTGAAGATGGCTATCAGACCTTCGCGGATGCTGGCGTGGCTGACGGGGATGTGGTGCGCTACGTCATTGAAGATGGCAGTGACTGGGAGATCGGAACAGGCACCTACACGGCCTCTGGCACGACCCTGACCCGGACTGTAGCTGAGAGTTCCAATGCTGACGCTGCCTTGAACCTAAGCGGTAGTGCGGTGGTGTATGTGTCGGCAACTGACGCTGACTTCAGGGAGGAAACAGTCGGGACAATCTCAAGCAGCACTCTGGACCTGTCCACGGGCAACGTCTTCTCGGACGCCCCCTCTGCCAACGTGACCTATGTGTTCAGCAATCCACCCGCCTCTGGCACCGCCTACGGCTTTACGCTCAAGGTGACACCTTCCGGGACGTACACCGTGACTTGGCCTGCCTCGGTTGACTGGGCTGGCGGAACGGCTCCTGATGCCCCTGCCAGTGGCGAGACGGATGTGTTTACGTTCTACACCCAAGACGGCGGAACTACATATTTCGGCTTCCAAGCTGGGGATGCAATGGCATGACGATTGCTAGGCTGATGCAGATGGCACGGGCTGGGGTTCCTTCTGGGGGTGGTGACGTATGGACCGACCCTGACCTAGCTAATGCCTCTTATGATAGTGTTAGCTTTAGTGTGGCGGGGCAGGAGACGAACCCCTTTAGTGTCGTTTTTAATACCGATGGCACCAAGATGTATATTGTTGGAAACGCATCAGATCAAATTCATCAATACAGCCTCTCAACTGCTTTTGACCTATCAACAGCATCTTACGATTCAGTTTCGTTTTCTGTGGCAAGCCAAGAGACAAACCCATTTGGGTTAATGTTCAACGACGATGGCACCAAGATGTATATTGTTGGCACTGGCAACGATACGGTTTACCAATACAGCCTTTCAACTGCTTTTGACCTGTCAACAGCATCTTACGATTCAGTTTCGTTTTCTGTGGCAAGCCAAGAAGCCGCTCCGTTTTCTTTAGCTTTTAACAACGATGGCACCAAGATGTATGTTGTCGGAGTTGTAAGCGATACGGTTTACCAATACAGCCTTTCAACTGCTTTTGACCTATCAACAGCATCTTACGATTCAGTTTCGTTTTCCGTAGCGAGTCAGTCATTAGAGCCAATGGATGTTCTTTTTAATCCCGATGGCACCAAGATGTATATTGTTGACGCTGTAAGCGATACGGTTTACCAATACAGCCTCTCAACTGCTTTTGCCCTATCAACTGCATCTTATGATTCAGTTTCGTTTTCCGTAGCGAGTCAAGACAGCTTTGCAAGGGGGGTCGCATTTAAGTCTGACGGCTCCAAGATGTATGTCGTTGGCTCTGCCACAGACACCATCTACCAATACTCCACAGCATAAGGACTTCCCATGCTACTCGTGAAAACATCAAACGGACAGGTAGAGCAATTCCCTTACACGCTCGGAAACCTTCGCCGTGACAACCCGCAGACAAGCTTCCCGAAGAAGATCGGGGACGCTATCCTTGCCAGTTACGGCATCTTCCATGTGATGCCTGACGCACAGCCTGATCATGACCCTCTTGTACAAGTTCTTGTACGTGACCCTGAGCCTCACAATAACGAGACAGCGGTCGATGAGGAAACGGGCGAGACCTACAAGACAGGTCGCTGGGTCATCGGCTACACCGCCGAGAATAAACCCCTAGACCAAGCGCAGGATGCTGTTCGCAACCAGCGCAACCGTCTGCTATCCGACACCGACTGGATGGCCCTGAGCGACAACACCATGACGCCTGAATGGGCATCGTATCGTCAGGCGCTTCGTGATATAACGGACCAAACAGGTTTTCCTTACTCTGTTGTCTGGCCCACTAAACCGGAGTAACCGATGCTCGGCTTTTCCCCATTAGCTTCTGCGCCCCTCGCGGATGATGGGGCGATAGCCGCCGTTCCAGACGTGACAGTAACTGTCACAGGCGTCGCGGCCACGGGTGACGTTGGCACGCTCAACGTCACGGGCACCGCCAACGTAGACGTCACAGGCGTCGCGGCCACAGGCGAGGCGGGCTCCGTTGAAGCTGGAGGGGTTACTTTTGCCGACGTTACGGGCGTTGCGGCCACAGGTGCCGTTGGCACGCTTAACGTCACGGGCACCGCCAACGTCGACATCACAGGCGTCGCGGCCACAGGCGCGGCAGGCACGCCCAACGCCACGGGCACCGTCACCGCCGCAGTCACAGGCGTCGCAGCCGCGGGCGAGGCGGGCTCCGTTGAAGCCGGAGCGATTACTTTTGTCGACGTCACAGGCGTCGCGGCCACAGGCGAGGCGAGCTCCGTTGAAGCTGAGACGATTACTTTTGTCGACGTCACAGGCGTCGCGGCCACAGGTGCCGTTGGCACGCTCAACGCCACGGGTTCGGCCAACGTAGACGTCACAGGCGTCGCGGCCACAGGCGAGGCGGGCGCCGTTGCAGCCGGAGCGATTACTTTTGTCGACGTCACGGGCGTCGCGGCCACCGGTGCCGTTGGCACGCTCAACGCCACGGGTTCGGCCACTGCCGCAGTCACAGGCGTTGCGGCCATAGGTGCTGCTGGCACGCTCAACGCCACGGGCACCGCTAACGTCGACGTTACAGGCGTCGCGGCCACAGGCGCGGTGGGTACTGCCGAATCCTTGGTGTCCATCGACGTCCCGGTTACAGGCGTTGCGGCCATAGGCGCGGTTGGCACCGCCAGCGTCACAGGCTCAGCCAACGTCAATGTTACAGGCGTCGCGGCCACAGGACGCGTGGGACAAGTTATCGTCTGGGGTCCAACCATACCTGACCCGGGCACAGTGTGGACTGACGTCGATCCGTCTGATACAACAATCTGGACACCCGTCGCAGCATAAGGCCGAAACCATGCCCAGCACGTACACAGACTCCGGTATCGAACTCATTGGCGACGGCGAGCAGTCGGGCACGTGGGGCGATACGACCAACACCAACCTGCAGATTCTTGACCGGATGCTTTCGCAAGCGGGGGCGATCTCGCTGTCCGGCACGACGCACACGCTGACTGTGTCAGACGGAGTTCTCTCGGATGGCCAGTATGCTGTTCTGGTGTTTGGCGGCAGCCCGACGGGTACTAACACCGTTACGATCTCGCCAAACGACGCACAACGCGTCTTCATTGTAAAGAACGGCTCCGGTGAGTCCGTGATCCTTAGCCAAGGCAGTGGGGGAACTGTGACAGTGGCCGACGGGCGCTCAGCCATTGTCTATTGCGACGGGGCGGGGTCGGGCGCTGCGGTGCTGGACGTGTCGAGCGCGTTTGTTACACCTGCCATTGAAGACATTGGGGCGCTCACACCGACCGACGGAAACTTTATCGTGGGTAACGGAACCACGTGGGTTACCGAGAGCGGGGACACGGTGCTCGCATCGCTTGGTGTGACGGCAACAGCTGCCGAGCTTAACCTTCTTGATGGCGTGACGTGGACGTTGACCGACTACAACACTCTGACCGCCACGGCTGCCGAGCTCAACGCCCTTGATGGCGTGACGTGGACGCTGACCGACTATAACACCCTGACCGCCACGGCTGCCGAACTGAATTTGCTAGATGGTAAAAGCCTGTCTGGGTCGGATGTTGAAATTGTTACCGGCACCGCGGGTACCGCTGGGGATATCGTGCAGTGGAACGCGGACGGCGATCTTGTGTCTTACGGCGCGGCAACGCAGGCTACATCGGCTTGGGAGGCAGGTACAAGCACCACAGAGAGCCTTGTCAGCCCAGCCAAGGTGAAGGCGGCGGTTGATACACTCGCTCTGACGATTGGTGTTGGTCAGACTTGGCAAGACGTTTCGGCAAGCAGAACTGGCGGAGGCACTGCTTATCAAAACACAACTGGAAAACCGATTATGGTTTCCATACAAAGCGTCGGCGGGAACATTGACGTTTCTAGTGATGGTACAAATTGGGTAGAGCTGTTTTTCATGTCTGGTGACAGAACCATACCTCGGGGCGCTCAATTTATTGTCCCAAATCTCCATTACTATAGGCTTAGAACTAGCACTAACATAATCAATTGGGCAGAGTTGAGATAACCCATGCGACACATCGACGAGATCATTGTCCACAGCACGGCGACGAGTCCAAACTGGCGGGCTGGGCACCCCACGGCTGACAAGGTGGCAGAGGTGCGTCGCTGGCATGTCGACGACAACGGCTGGTCAGACATCGGCTATCACTTCCTGATCGACCGGGACGGCACAGTCGCGCCGGGGCGGCCCGTGGCCCGGGCTGGCGCCCACGTTCGGGGGCACAACGCCACCTCCATAGCGATCTCGCTTTTCGGGGGCCGAGGCTCCTCTGCAGCGGACATGTTCGCAGACAACTTCACCCCGGAGCAAGACCGGGCCTTGCGGGCCCTCATCACAGAGCTGCAAACAAAGCACCCCGGTGCCAAGAAGGTCAGTGGGCACAACGAGTATGCCAACAAGGCGTGTCCCGGCTTCAATGCCAAACGCTGGCTCAAAAGCGCGAAGCCTCGCACCTCCCCGGCACAGTCCAGCACGATGCAAGCGTCTGCTGCCTCGATCGCCGGGGCCGCGGGTACAGCGGTAAGCGCCCTTTCGGCGCTCGACAGTGTTGCGCAGTATATCGTCCTCGGGTTTGCTGGGGTTGTGGTTGTGGGTGCTCTGTGGATCATGCGCGAACGTCTGCGCCGCTGGGCGCGGGGTGACCGGTGATCTTGTCTCGCATATACCGCGCGTTGGCGGCAGTGGGGGCCTTTCTCCTGCTTGTGGGCGCAGCTGTCCTGAAGATTCGCTTAAACGCGAAACGTGAGGTGGAACGTGATGCCATGGAAGACACGCTGGACCGGGTGCAGAAAGGCCGCGATACTGTGCGCGACGGTCGTGGGAGTGACCCTGCTGAGCGCCTGCGGAAAAATGAAGGTAAGTGGTAACGCCGGCTGCCTCGCATACGGCGAGGCCCGCCTTGCCATGCCACCTTATGACACGGTCCCGGGCGGCGCGTGGGGCCTGTGGATAGCAGATACTGACGACCGCATGACGGGGACCTGCAGGTAAAACACCTGCTGCATTGTTTCGCACGGCGCAAACGCGTATACTGATCGAAACGCAGTCACGGATACACCCCCGATGCAGTTCCTAAAGCTCCAGTTCAGGCCGGGTTTGAACACCGACTCAACGTCGTACACCAACGAAGGTGGTTGGCGTGACGGTGACAAAATCCGTTTTCGCGAAGGCTTCCCCGAATCTATCGGGGGCTGGGAGAAGCTGACCAGCTCCACGTTTCTTGGCACGTGCCGCAGTTTGCATCCGTGGGTTTCCCTGAGTGGGACGCAGTATATCGGGGTCGGCACCCACCTGAAATTCTATGTGAACCGGGGTGCAGGTTTTTTCGATATTACACCGATTCGGGCGACAACGAGCGCTGGAGACGTGACCTTCAGCGCCACTGACGGGTCGGCCACGATCGAGGTCTCTGACACTGGGCACGGCGCACTCACCGGAGATTTCGTCACGTTCTCCGACGCGGTGTCTTTGGGTGGCGTCGTCACCGCGGATGTACTCAACGCCGAGCATCAGCTAACGCGTATTGTAGACGCGAACACGTATGAGATTGAGGTGAGTGTCGCAGCAAACGCCTCAGACACAGGCGATGGTGGGGCAGCGACCGTCGGGGAGTACCAGATCAACACCGGCCTTGACAGCTCTGTGGTTGGTTCGGGCTGGGGCGCGGACCCGTGGAGCGCGGGCGGTTGGAGCGACCCGGCCACAACCACAGTGCCGGGGGCGCAGCTACGCGTTTGGTCGCAAGATAACTTCGGCGAAGACCTGCTGATGAATACCCACGACGGCGGGATATACTACTGGGACCAGAGTTCCGGACTGAACGCCCGGGCCGTGGAGCTATCGTCTCTGGCGGGTTCCGAGTCGGCCCCCACGGTGGCCAAGAAAATCCTCGTCTCTGACCGAGACCGGCATGTCATCGCTTTTGGATGCGACGGGGAGTTCACCTCCGGCACGCAAGACCCCCTACTGATCCGCTTTTCGGACCAAGAAAATTTGACCGAGTGGCGCTCTTTGCCGGACACCACTGCTGGCAGCCTGCGGATCGGCTCCGGGTCGGAGATTATGACTGCTATCGAGACAAAACAGCAGGTGCTTGTGTTCACCGACGTCTCTCTGCACACCATGCAGTACCTCGGCCCGCCGTTTACGTTTGGTCTCACCGAGATTGCCACGGGAACAAGCATCATCGGGCAGAACGCCGCGGTCGCGGTAAACGACACCGTGTTCTGGATGGGCTCGGGCGATTTCTACATGTTCGACGGTACAGTGCGGAACCTACCCTGCCCGGTGTCAGACCGGGTTTTTGACGACTTGAACATTACGCAAGCGGACAAAGTCATCGCCGGGAGCAATAGCGATTTCTCGGAAATCTGGTGGTTCTACCCATGTTCGCAGAGCTCTGAATGTTCTCGCTACGTGGTGTACGATTACGGTCAGGACCTCTGGCATTTTGGTGTTCTGGATCGCACTGCGTGGATACCGCGCGGGGTCTTCGGCTATCCTATAGCAGCGGCTCCCGACAACCATCTCTACTATCATGAGATCGGGGTCAACGACGGGAGCACCAACCCGCCCTCCGCGATCAGCTCTTACGCCGAGTCCAGCGAGTTTGACCTTGGGGACGGGTATCAGTTCATGTTCGTGAACAAGATCATCCCGGACGTAACTTTCCGTGGTTCCGAGGAGACGCCCCGGGCAACCATAACCCTCACGGCGCGGAACTTCCCGGGTAGCCCATTGGGTGACACCGCCGGCGGAACCGTGTCTCGCACGGCAACAGTGCCGGTAGAGCAGTTCACGGAGCAGCAGCACGTTCGCCTGCGTGGCCGGTCCATGCGCTTCCGGATCGAAGCTGACCAATACAACACCGCGTGGAAGCTGGGCAGCCCTCGGCTCGGCGTCCGCCCTGACGGGAGGAAGTGATGTCTACGAACAACAACTTCCCGTTCTTCCCCGAAGCCCCTGCCGACTATGACCGGCGGTACCTCACGCAAGTGGTGCGGGCGTTTTCGATTTTCGCCCAGCAGGTCAAGAACCCGGGCCCACTGCGGGCCACCGAACTGCAAATCACGGATTCTACTAGCAACACACCCACCGGGGTGCTCACGTATAACAGCGTGGCAGACACACTGGACCTATCTCATCTGAACGGGGTGTCACAGCAGATCGGCTTCGAGACATATATGCGCGTCGAAAACGCCACTGGCAGCACTATCGAGAATGGTACAGTCGTAGGCTTTTCCGGGGTAAACGGCGAAGTAAAGATCGCCCCATACACAGCCAACTCTAGCGCAAACGAGTTATACTTCGTCGGTGTCACCACGTTCGAGATGGAAGACGGCGACGTTGGCCCGGTCACGATCTACGGCAAGGTGCGGGGGGTCAACACAACGGGCTCTTCGGTCAGCGAAACATGGGTAAAAGGCGACATCCTGTACGCCTCCCCAACGGTCGCGGGTGGTTTTACCAAGGTGCGCCCGACCGCACCAAATGTGGTAATTCCGGTTGCTGCAGTGCTGACGGTTGACGCCACCGACGGAGAACTTCTGGTTCGTCCGACAATCCCCATGAGTCTGGACTACGGCGTCTTCGACTCAACGACGGACCAGACGATCGCCACGATTAACACGGCCACGGCGATCACGTTTGACAACACGTTGTCTTCCAACGGTATCACGGTCGGCACGCCGGCGTCTCGACTCGTGGCTGCTCAGCCCGGCTTTTATCAGGTTGTCGCAACCCTGCAGTTAGCGTCGGGAAGCTCATCAGCAAAGAGCGTCTATGTCTGGCTGCGCAAGAACGGCACTGATGTGCCGGACACGGTACGGGCGGTGACCGTCAATATCAACGGGGGGTTCACGCCGATCTGCGTGACGTACCCTATATCCCTGACGGCATCGGATTACATCGAGTTCTACTGGGCCGCCGACGATACTGACGTGACGCTGAGCGCCCTGACCGGGCTTGCGTTTGCCCCGGATGCCCCTGCGGTTCTTGTTGAGGTATCCCAGATACAGCTTTAACCCGGGGGATTACATATCCCGAAGCATGTGCTAAGGTGCATGAAACCGACCATCTATTTTGAGGACGCCATGGTACTCCCTCTCGCTCTAGGACTTCTCGGATCGGGCCTTGCCGGCGCAGGTGCGCTCGGTGCGCTCAGCCCTCTCATCGCAGGTGCCCTTGGCACAGGTCTCGGGTCTGCGGTGCAGGAAGGTAGCCTCGAAGAGGGCATCAAGTCCGGGCTCGGCGCGCTCGCTCTGGGCGGCATCGGCGGGGCTCTCACCGGGGGCATGGCCGGTGCAGCGGGGCCAACGGCCACATCTGCGGGGTCCGTCAGCGGACCTATGTCACAATCGCTACGCCCTCTTGCCAGACCAGACGCACTGGGCGCGGCGGCACGCGGCGCTGGAGCCGCCGGTGGCGGCGGTATCATGGACACCCTGAGAAACATGCCGTCTGGTTTTTCCGCTGTAGGCGCGCCCCCGGGCGGCGCTATGTCCGGTGGCCTCGGGGCAATGGCCAAGCAGGGTCTCCAGCAAGGTGTGATGACCGGTGCCGGCCTCGGAACTGCATACGCGGGTGCCATGGACGCGATGCGGCCGCCTGAGATGGAAGTTCCCGGGCAAGGCCCCGGGGCACCAGAACCTGCGCCCTCAACCCGGCGGCAGATGCGCCCCGGGCCGTCCTACCGCCCGGGTTACGACCCCGAACCTATGTATTTCAGCCCGTCGATATACAGCGCGGGCGAGGTCGGCAAGCTCGCCGGTGGCGGTATGGTGGAGTACCAACCGTCCGGCATGGGGACCATGTACATGCAAGAGGGTGGTCTGGCGGACATGGTGGCCAGCCCTGCGCAAGCCCCGGCGGCCCCCCAGATGAACGAGAAAGAGCTGGTGCAGATGACGATCCGGGCCGTACGCAGCGAGCTGCCGGAAGAAACCGCGGCTATCGTGCTTGGCCAATTCGTGCGAGAGTTCGGCGAGGACGCCCTCCGCAAGCTGGTTGACGACGTGCAGAGCGGCAAGGCCAACGGCCCGCGCGGCGACGTCACCGGCCCGGTCAAAGGCCCGGGCGATGGGATGGATGATCTGGTGCCCGCGGCCATGGACGATGGCAGCCAAGACATTCTGCTGAGCAACGATGAATACGTGGTCGATGCGCCCACGGTGGCTATGCTCGGGAACGGCTCCAGCGAAGCGGGGGCCCGCATCCTCGACAAGATGCGCGAAGACGTCCGCCAGAAAAGCGTCGGCCGCAAGGCACAGCCCAACCAGATTGACCCGCGGGAGGTGATGCCGGCATGAAGGACGTAACGACACAACTGCACATGTCGCCGGTTCCGACCGCGGTGTTGGATGTCGTATGGCCCGATGCCAAGGAGCTTTTGGGTATGGCGGTTGATGCCACCCATGGTGTCTACGATATTGAAAGTATCTGGCAGGGGCTCATCACTGGCGAATACGCTCTGTGGGTGGTCCTCGACGACGGCACGCCGATTGCGGCGTTGACCACGCGTATTTGCCAATACCCCAACGGGCGGGGCTTGGCTCTCGACTGGATTGGCGGCAAGCGCATGGCAGAATGGCTCCCCATGGTGCATGGGGTTATGAGTGATTATGGCCGGGAGAACGGCTGCACCCACCTCGAAGGCTACGGCCGGAAAGCGTGGGGGCGCTGGCTTGAGAAATACGGGTGGAAGCCGATCTACACCGCGTACAAAATGGAGTTGACCGATGGGTAAAGGTAGCAGCGCGCCGACGTCATCGAACGTCACACAGACTAACCTGCCGGAATACGTCCGCCCGCAGTTTGAACGCCTGCTTTCGCGCGCAGAGTCGCAGTCGATTACGCCGTACCAGCCGTTCCAAGGCCAGCGGATCGCCCAGCCGGGCACCGACATCAACATGGCCTACGACATGACGCGCAACGTGGCTACGAGCGGTGTGCCGGGTTTGCCGCAGGCAACGGGCGCTGTGGCGGGGAACATTGGCCAAGGGCAACAGATAGCTCAGGGCGCCGACCCGTACCAATTTGACCCCACGCAGACTTTCACCGGGGAAAACGTCGGCCAGTACATGTCGCCGTATATGCAGCAGGTGCTGGACGTGCAGAAAGACCAAGCGCGCAGGCAGTTTGCAGAACAGGGCGCGGGACGTGCGGCCGAGGCGGTACAGGCCGGGGCCTTCGGGGGTTCCCGTCAAGGTGTTCAGGAAGCGATCGCAGAGCGCGAGCTGCTTAACCGCATGGCGGACATCCAAGCCACTGGGCAGCAGCGGGCGTTCGAGTCTGCACAGGATGCGTTCGGGGCCGATCGGTCCGCCATGTTCGCCCGAGAGCAGGCGCAGGCCGGGGAAGATCAAGCGGCACGCACCCAACAGCTTCAGGCTCTCGGTTTCGTGGGGGATCAGGCGCAGCAGCTGGTGGGTATGGGCGAGACGGCCCGGGCCGCAGACATACAGGGTTCGCAGCTACTTGAAACGGTCGGTCGGGCCGAGATGGGCCAAGAACAGCAAGGTCTCGATATCGCCTATCAAGATTACCTGCGCCAGCAAGCGTATCCGGAACAACAGCTACAGCAGTTCTCGTCGATCTTGCGCGGGGTGCCGGTGCAGCCGGGTGCAATAACAACTGGATACGCGCCGTATAACCCGCTCCAGCAGGCGTTGGGCGCGGGGCTCACCGGGCTCAGCCTTTACAGGGGACTGTCGGGATGAACATGTTCGAGATGCAGGAGAGGCTCAAAGACTTCTCCAAGGATCAGCTGGTCCAAGAGATGCAGATGCCGTCGGGCACTGCGCCGCCCTTTCTTGTTCTGACGGAACTCCAGCGCCGCACGCGAATGGAGCAGGCCATGAAGGCCGACGGACAAGGCGCACCGCAGAGCACCGTGGCTGAGGACGCTGTCGCGAGCGCGGGCGTGCCGCAGGGCGGACTCCAGCAAATGGCGCAAGCTCTGGCCCCTCGCACGGACATGACCGGGAACACCGGTGCCGCTCCGGTGCAGCAGATGGCCGAAGGTGGCAGTTTGAGTGACGACGCAAAAGCGCGCCGCGGATTTGGTAGAACCTCCTATCTCAGCGGACTTGTCAATCCCGGCGGCTCAGGGACATCTGGTGATGGTCGGCTCTCTCGCATGAGAGCCGCCCTTGAGTCTCGCAACAGAGACCGCCTTCAGGAATACGAAGACTATTTTAATACCAGAAGTACAGAAACCGGATATATTTTTCCATTTCCGGAAGCAGTAAACCCTGTCGATGCGGCGATTGACGCTATTCAAAGGTATCGCGGGGGAGATCATGTTGGCGCTGCGCTTGAAGCCGCGTCTATTCCCCCCGGAGGCGCGCTGCCGTCCGCCGCAATTCGCGCCATTGCTCCTGAAATTTATGAGCTTTTTGTCCCTGTTTCGGAAGATGAGGGGTCTGTTGACGAAATGGCCGAGGGTGGCGAGGTGCGCAGCACCGGCGCACAGGTCCAGAGCGTCATTGACCAAGTCATGGGTGGTGGGTCAACCAGCCCGGTTGTGCCCCAGATCATGTCCTTTGCTGACCGGGCAGCACAGCTGCCCGTCATGGCGCCGCCGCAAGCGGTGCAGCCGCAGATGCCCCAGACTGCCCCGACGGGGGGAATGCCCGACATGTCAGGTATGGAGGTTGGTGAGCTCGCGGGCATCATGAACTCCGCCCCCGACCGCACCACGCGCGAGGCGGCGCTGGAGGCTATGAAAGCCGCACAAGGCCCGAGCGGCGGATTTAACGACCCGTCTGGCAAAGGTATTTCAGGCTTGATTCTCGGTCTGGCTGGAAAACACAACGACCCGAACGACAGCTACATCAAGAACCCCCAAGCCGAGGGGTATCGCGGAGGGCGAGACCCACAAGGCCGCGCCGAAGGTGGCGTTATTCGTTACCAAGAAGGCGGGCGCGTTGACGTGCCGGAGAAGGTTGCGACGGATCGTGCGGTTATTGCCATGGCAAACCGCATGGGCATGTCTGTGCAGGAGTACCTCGACAACCTCGACCCGGAGGCGCGCCGCCAGTTCGTGCGTAACGTCGAGAAGCGCGAAAACATGGACCTCTCTGAGGACGACGCCGCCTACGATGCTTTCATGGATCGGACCCAGAATTACCTTGAGCTGCCGTCTCAGGAAGACCTCGACAACCGGTTCTCTCGCCAGCAACAGGACGAGCGTTTTGGCTTTTCCAACATCCCGTCGCAGATGCAGCCTCCCGCCGAGGGTGCCGGGTTGACCGGGATCAGCGATATGCGCAGCTATCGCGAGCAGCTTCGGGATATGGGCAGGCAGTCTGTGGCACCGGGTGCGCGCTTGCAGCCCCCGACAATGCAGAGCCCCCTGCCTGCTGAGCGGTTTGCTACGATGTCAACCGAGGGTTCCGTTGGCCCCTACATCATGCCAGAGATGGTCGACGACTATCGCGCCGCGCGCACACGGGCGGCTATGGATTCCCCCCTTTTGGGGAGCAGGGCGGGCGAAGTGATGCCTGACCCCGGTCTTCGCGATGATGAAAGGGCAGCGCGCGGTTTTGGCCGCACGTCCTATATGAGCGGGCTCATGGAGCCGGCGGACTCTCCCGGGTTTTTGAGCGAAGGCGCGTCCTCAATTTTTGACTACATCCCAGATGTGAATGCTGGGATCAACGCCATCACTGATTTTGCAAGTCCTTATCGTCTTGCCGACAGCATCTCTAGGGCGCGGGAAGAGCTGGCCACAACAGATGACCCGAATGTTCGCCGTGGTTTGGAAAGCCAAATTTCTTCCATGGAATCTTTGATCGGAGCATCCGAAGCCTTGGGTGAAAACGTCATAGCCCCTGCCACGGACGCCGTAACCGACGCGGGTGCACTGGCAATGCGGGCGGTGAGCAACCCGCTCTTGCGTGGCGCGGGTAGAGTGGCCAGCACGTTCAGTCCGGGCGTCGGGGGCGCTATTTTGGGCTTGGCGGACACAGCCAGTGAAACTGCAGACAGGTTGGCCTTGACAGGTCAAGTTGAAGACTCTGGCACCGCTGTCGACATGGCCGCAGAAGCAGAACGTTCTGCCGAAGAGGTCGCTGATTTGCGTGACGAGGCTGGGATCACACAGTCTCTTCCTTCCCCGGCGACGCGCGCCGCGCCTTCTGGCCCGAGCGGCGGAGGCGGAGGTGGGGTTGGTGGCGGCGGTGCTGGCGGGGTGGGAACCCCGGCCAACGCGCCTATGTCTGACAACGAGCGCATGCTCAACCAAGACAAGTGGCTCTCCCTCGCACGGGTCGGCCTTGGCCTCATGTCGTCACAGGCGCCCACCTTCGGACAGGCGCTCGGCGAGGCTGGCGCAGCCGGTCTGGACTCTCTGACCAAGGCCCGCGAAGACTATCTCGAGCGCAAACAGACTGAAGAGATGATGGCCATGCGCCGCGCGGCGCTGTCCGCACGGGGTGCTGGCGGTGGCGGTGGAGATGGCGTCTACGACCCCCTCGGGGGCATCGACACGGACATGGGACGTCGGCTGGAAACGCTAAATTCCCGCGCCGAACGGCTTCAATTAGAGTTGGACATGCTCGGAGAAGCGCCGCGCACGGGGTTCCTCGGCTTTGGTGGCCCTGACGCAGAGTGGACGAAGGCTGAAGAAGAATTGAGACGTGAATTGACAGAGACCCTAAATGCGCGGGATAACCTTGAGAGGGCGCTCGGTATCGGTGTATTGGGCGGTTCTGTCGCCCCCGCCGCTACAGAGGCGCCGTACTCAATAACCGACGTCAGATAATAGGGGAGCCTCATGGCAGAGATTGTTGTACCGGGACCGGTAAGTGGGCGTCGCTACGGCTTCATGATTTCCGGGGACACCCCGACCGTCGACGAACAGATGCGGATTGACGCTGCCATCCGCCAGCAGGAAGACCAATACGCCGGGGAGTTCGAGGCGCAGTACGGCGACCGGCCAGCGGGCACGGAAGCAGGAGTGCTGGATTACCTCGGCGAGTTCCCAAAAGGTCTCGGGCGCGGCGCGGTCGGCATCGGCGAGTCTGCCGCCCTTGGTATCGCATCGCTTCTGCCTGAAGAATACGAGACACCGACGCGCGAGGCGATCCGGCGCGGTGCGTACAGCCTGAAGCCGCAGGTGGACATCGGCCTCGAAGAAACGGTGTCTGGCAAATTCGGCGAAGCTGTCGGTTCGTTCCTGCCCCTTCTAGGCGCTTCAGCCCTCCCCGGCGGTATGGGCATTGCCGGCGGCCTTGCTGTTGGCGCTGGTGCAGGTGAGGCGAGCGAGCGGGCCCGCGCCGCGGGTGCCACTGTTGAAGAACGTGCACAGGCTCTCCCTTTCGGCGCCGCCGTGGGCGCATTGGAGCTGGTCCCGATCAAGTTCATGAAAGCGCTGGGCCGTGATGGCACGTTGTCTGTTGCCCAGCGGATCGCGCGCATCGCCGAATCTGCCGGGGTGGAGGGCGCCCAAGAGGCTGCCGCCGAAGTGGCCCAGAACCTCATCTCCCAGAACATCTACAACCCCGAACAGGGCACGTTTACAGGCACCGGCGAGTCCCTCGGGTATGGCGCTGGCGTTGGCGCGCTGGTGCAGGGGCTTATGGATCTGGCAATCCCGGGCCGGAGCCGGGCACCCACGGTCGCTCCAGAAACGGACGAGACGCGGCTTTTGCCGCCGCCCAGCCAAGAAGAAATCGACGCAGTTTCGCCACAACAGGAGACCCAAGATGTTGAACCGTCTGGCCTGCCGGACCCTGCAGGGGATATCACGACAGCTACTCTTGACCAGCTTGGCGTGCCGAAAGCTGCACCGTCGTATAAGCGCATCCCAACAATCGCAGACCGCGAAGACCAGCTGCGCATGTTGTCAGACTTCGCAAACGCCACCAAAGACCCACGCGCAGAGGCGAATGTCCGAACCTTCATTGAGCAGGCAAGGTCGGCCGATCTATCAGCCGTATCCCCAGAACTATCTGACTTTGGAGACGTCGGAGCTCGAGATGGCGTTCGAGGTGATGTTGGACCCGAGCGGGGAGATACCGGAGAAGTTGCAGCACCTGACGGAACAGGACTGGATGTGCCTAGAGGGCGTACTGGACCTCCTGCTGGAACAGTTGGAACGCAACCCACTGCACTGACCGAAAGCGAGGCGTTTGAGCTTGCCGCGCAGCAAGCTGCTGAAGCCCGCCCGTTCTCCGGGCCTCTTTCAGACGCTGAGTACCGTGCTCTGTCTTCCGGCGATAAACAGAGGTACCTTCGGGAAGTAGGACTCCCGCCGCTCCCCGAGGTGGCTGAGCCGCCCGCTCAAGCAGAGATGGGTTTTGAGGCTGAGCCCACTGCCGACGCCCTCAAGAAGGCGCGCGAAGCCGTGCGAGAGTATGCCAAGGCCAACCCAGCCCTTCGGGTGACTAAAGGAGACATCGACAAAATCGCCGGGCGCGTCGCGCAAACCGGCCAGACTGTTGATGAAGCGGCAGCGGATATTCTGGCGCAGGCGGAGGCCGTAGGCCGCACTGGGCCGCGGGCCGAACCGGCACCAGAGGCAGAGCCTATCCCCGGCTTCGACGAGATGCCGGACGAGGCGGCGCCCAAAGCGCAGAAAGACATCACCGCCGAAGAGATCGAGTCCCGCGCCGCGGCGGCGCCGGAGCCGGAGCCCACGCCGGAGCCGGAGCCCACGCCGGAGCCCACGCCGGAGCCGGAGCCCACGCCGGAGCCCACGCCGGAGCCCGAAGGGCTCACTACTGCCGAAATGGCGCCGGTTGACCGCAACGTCATCCCGGGACGCGCCACCGGTGCCGCGGGTCAGGTTATACCCGAGGGTATAACGCCCGTGCCGGGCAGGGAGCCGGAGCTACGCCCCACCACGGAAGGCGAGGCCGAGATCAACGCGGCAGTGAACGCGGTCCGGGCACGCAAGGCGCAGCAAGACAGGACGGCCGACGCAAATGCCGCCGCGGAAATTCGCCGGAAATTCGCCGGAAATTCGCCAGAGCTGCAAGAGTTCACCCGGGAAGAGGTTGTCGCCGACCCCGACAGGGACATCACGTCCGTCGAGGACAAGCAGGCCGTCTTGGTCCTGCTCGACAAAAAGTTCACCAAACGGGAGAAAACTTCTACGAACCCTGAGTGGGCTGCACACGAGTATTTCCGCAAGCACGCGGATGCCATGACCGCACTCGACACGATAGCCTACGACGCTATCGCCGCGCCTACGAAGTTCGCCAAAATCACCGACGACATGAGCCCCGGAGCCAAGGAGTACTACAGCCAGACCGGGCGGCAATGGGGCACTTCGGCGGGTAAGTGGGTGCTGGACAACCTGAGCCGGGACGCCCGGCTGGCGGTGTTCGAACGGCTGGACTTCTATCGCCCCGAGACCAACAAAGCGGCGCAGCGCGCCGTAGCCGCCGATCGTGACAAGATGGTTGAGCGGGGTCGCACCTACCGCGAGTACATGGGAGACCAGACAGGCGATTACGTCGGCGTTACTCCCGACACAGAAACTGCACAGGAGCTGGGTTTCGGCACTGAAGACCTTGGCGGCCTCGCAGCGGATTTCTCCCCCACCGCAGCGCTCGACATGCCGATGCACCCGCAGGTGGTCCGTGCGTTCATGCGAGGCGATGTCAACGCTGCGCTTGACGGTATCATCGCTACTGCAGGCTCTCCCGAGGCGTCCAAACTGGCCGCCCAGCTGCGGCCGTTCGTGCAGAACGTCACGCTCCGGTCCTTCACCCCGGAGCAGATGTCTCGGATCAGCGAGGTGTTCCGCGGCGGGCGCCGGACCCCCGCAGCGGGGGTGTATATCTCCCGGTACAACGAAGCCGATCTGCAGGCGGCCGAGACCTATGCACCCGAGCGCGTCGCCATGCGCCGGGAGCTTGGCGGGTCCGTCATCCTCAACAGTCAAACTGGCTTCACACCGAGCACGTTTCTGCACGAGCTGATCCACGTGGCGACGATCGCCACGCTGGACAACAAGGCGCACCCGCTGACCAAACAGGTTGAGACCCTGCTGACCAAGTCCCGAGAGATCATCCCTATCAGCGAGAACGGCTTGCTGAACCGGTACGAGTTCGTGTCTGAGGCCATGACCAACCCAGCGTTCATTCAGGACTTGGCCAAGATCGACGTCGGCCTCGGCAAGGAGAAGTTCACGCTGCGGCAGCGTATCGTGCACGCACTCGCCAACTTCGTGCGTCAGGTACTCCGCAGGCCGCAGAAGAAGCTCGGCACGGTGAAGACCGAGATCGACCAGATGTTCGACGACCTGCTGGCGCCCGAGCCGTCACAGCGTGGTGTGGGTTCGCTCTACGAAGCGGCCTTCCGCCCCAACGGCTACCGGGACAAGATGAACAGCATGAAGGACCGGATCGTCGAAGCCACGCCCGGGAACATGCAGGAGCTCGAGACGCTGGGGCGTCAGGTGTTCACCGACCCGGCAATGCTCAAGGCGCGGGACTTGACCATCCGCAGTAGCATGGGGATGCAGTACGTCGTTGAGAACGCGGCGAAGTATTTCCCCAGCGCGCCCAAACTCTACGAAGTTGTCAACAAGCGGCAAGCGGAGCAAAACCGGCTCACCGAAGAAGTCGACGAGACCGTGGCACCGATCGAGACCTACTTGAAGGGCGTCGGCCCCGACGGGGTGCAGCGGTTCACCAATATGATGACAGAGGCCAACCGGTTGGACGTCGACCCGCGCAAGCCTCGGTCAGAGTATGACCAATTCAAGCTGGAGTACGATGTACTGGACGCTACAGGGGACGTCGTGGAGACGAAAACGGAACGGTTCCTGACGCGGGAGGCGCGCGCCGCGCGCTATAAGACACTGCGGAATAACCCCAAGCCGAACCGGTCAAAACCCAGAAACACATACGACCCGACGGATGACAAGAACGTGGACCGGCTGGAGGCACATGCCCGGATATCGCGGGAGTACAACAGCGGCAGTTTCGGCCCGGAGGGGCGCGCTGCGTTCAACCGGGCCTTCGGCATGCACCGCGCGCAACTTGCGGAGCTAGGCCCGATCATCGACGCACGGCTGGACGCTATGCTCCCCGGGCAATCCACAGCGCAGCAGCGTGTGTACAAGAAGTTCTTCGCAAAGATGCGGGCTGAAAAGCTGCTGGACATGTACATGCCCCTGCAGCGAGAGGGTGACTTCGGCCTGTCCTACGTTGCATATGAGCCCCTGACGAATAGCGTGGAGCCGAAAAAGCACCACTTCTCGAGTGCGCGCGTCCGCAACATGGCAATCCGGTTTCTTCAGGAGGAGCAGGCGCGGAGCCCCGACTCCAAGATCGACGACATCACGTCGTTCGACGCGGCGGATGACCCGGTGCGGAAACAGCGGCCGCCCATGGATTTCATTCTGGCCCTGCTGAACAAGATCGAAGGCAGCGGGCAGCTCGGCGACCCGAAAATCGCCGAGGAAGTGCTGGACCTATATTTTGAAGCTATCCCGGAGAGTTCGTTCCTGCGGACTTTCGAAGCCCGCAAGGGCGTGCGGGGGTTTGAGTTAGACATCACCCCTCTGGAGGAACTTCTGAACCAGACGCGTTCTGCACAGGACGTCGTCGCCAACATCAAGCGCGGCGGCATGCGGACCGCATCGGCGCTTGCGGACATTAAGTACAAGACCGAGGCGGAGACGCTCCTACGAGACCTTAAAGAGGAAGGAAATCGCTTTATAAACGAGGTCAACCCGCAGAACCCCGACCCCCTCGAGGCTGCGGCTAATCAGAGCGAAGCGAGTATGTACCTCAACATCCTGACCGACTACGCCGACAAGGCTACGTTCCGCCGGGCCAGCTTCTCTCGCGACCTTAACGCGCTTGGGTACACCATGTTCCTCGGCGTGAACGTGTCGACTGCCTTCCTGTCTTTGGCCGGCGTAGTCAATTTCTTGTTCCCGATGCTCGCCCCGAAGTATGGTGCCAGAAACGCCCTATCGGCGTTCGGCGCGGCGTCTCGTATTCTTGGCCAGTCCGGCGGTAGCCGCATGGTTAGCCGGATCGGCGAGGACGGCAAACCCGAGCGGGTGAAGAAGAAAATCTTTGCCTACGACATGTCGATGTCCAACCTAGACTACACCCAGCCCGAAAACGAGTGGCTCAAGCCACTGTTTGAGGCAGGGGAGCTTGTGGGTGCTTTTACCCGGTCAGCGGCACAAGACAGCATAGATGCGACCCGGGCCCGCAGTATAGCCCAGAAGATCGCCGCATGGGCCGGCTTCCTGCAACACCACCTCGAACGCTACGTCCGGGAAACAAGCATGGGCGCCACGTACCTGCTGGAGCTGTACAAGAACATGCCGCAGCGGAATACCATGAGCTTCAAGCAGTTCCAGAAGCAACTGCGTGAGGGTCGCATCGCCGTGCCGGAGGCACTCGGCAAGGCCGCCGCGACCGAAGCCCTAAGTCTGTCGGACAAGGTGAACGGCAGCATCTACGCGGCCACGGGGCCCCTGTGGTCCATGGGTAACTGGACGTCCAACGTCTACCTGTTCCGCAGATACCCGCTGGCCATGCTCAACCTGCTTGGCTACACACTGAAGGAAGCCCTCAAGGGTGCGTCGGCGGAAGACCGTCGGATTGCGCGCATGCAGTTCGCTGCCATGACGGGCAGTCTCGGCATGCTAGGCGGTATCGCAGGTCTGCCGGGGTTCTATATGGTCGAGGCCATGTACAACTCGTTCAAGGACGACGAGGACGAAGACTTCGAAACCATGATCCGCACCGGTGTCCTCGGCGAGCGTGGTCTGACCGGCGTGGTGGACTACTACACTGGGCTCAGCGTCTCCAGCCGCCTCGGCCTGTCAGGCGTGTTCTACAGGCCGGGGTTTTCGCAATCGGACCGCCCGTTTGGGTGGACACTCGCCGAGGCTATGGGCGGCCCGCTCGTCGGCTTGTTCAGCAAGTACACAGACCGGGTGCCGTACTTCTGGGAGGAGGGCGAGTACTGGCGCATGACCGAGACACTCCTGCCGACGGCACTCGGCAACGCGATGAAGTCCATGCGCTTCGCTGCCGAGGGTGCCCGCACCATGCGCCATGACCCCATCGTCGACGACATCGGCCCGTTCGGTGTAGGTGCGCAATTCTTCGGTTTCATGCCCAAAGAATACGCCCGGCAGCTCGCGGAAAACAACTACCTGCGGGGGGTAGACAATAACGTGAACACCAAGGTTCGTAAGCTCTTGTCCCGGCGCAACAAGGCCATTCTATACGGCACCGCCGATGAGGTACGTGACGTGGAGCGCGACATCCGGAAGTTCAACCGCACGTACCCGCATGCGCAGATCGGCCCGGAGACCAAACGAAAATCTCTCCGGTCTTTCCAGCAGCGTACGGGGCAGACCCACTACGGCTTGTTCTGGAGCAAGAAGAACCTGCCGCTCCTGCAGCAAGCGAGTGACGACTTCGGCCGGGCAACGGTGTTCTCCGAATAAAAAGCCCCGCCACAAGGGCGGGGCAGGTTATCAGGGAGGAGAGAGACTATGACGTCTCAGCGCCACCCTGTCATGCTATGCGCCAGATGCGAACCCCCCATAGGTCTTTCTCTGGGCGGATAGCCACACGCATCTTCCACCCGCGACGGGCGAATATGCCGCCCGCCTGCTTCAGTGCTTCCGTGGTGTTGATGCAGGGCAGGAACACTGACGACCCCACCCGCATGGCATCCCAGTCCACAGCGATCAGTACGCCGTCCGGACCGACCTGATCAAGTGTCAGAACTCCCATTGTCCAGCTCCAGATCACGGCAGTCCACAGCGATGGCGTTCACCGACGGCAGATTGAGCTTCGTGCCCTTGCCAAGCCGAACCCGCTGGCGAGAGCCGCCCATGTTTTCGAACACGCCCTTCAGAACCGAGTCGTAGTTCAGATATTGCTCGGCGCACCACTCCTTGAACGGCTTCTGCAGCAGATACAGCATCTTGGTATCCGTCTCGTACCGGGCCACCAGCTTGCCACGCGGCGTCTGCTCCGGCACCACAAGGCTGTCCAGACCGTCGCCGCTCGACGTCTGCCCCCGGCGGTCCTCGGTGCTCTTGATCCACAGAATAGCGCCGTAGTTGTCGGTGACATAGTTGGTGATGTGCGTCTCGACAGAACTGTTGGACTCCAGCTGCTGGCGCTTGTTGAGGGTGATGAGTTCCACGGCCCAGTCCCGCAGCTTCTTCGGGTCATAGTCCAGCACGCCCAGCTTGTTACCCAGCATGGCCGCGGCCACGGTCACAGCACCGGTGATGGACCAGAAGCGGTCCTTGGCTGCGAGGCCGGCGGCTTCGTCGATCTGCTTCTGCACCTCGTCGATCAGCTTGGAGACCGCGAGTTTGTTCTGCATGATATACTGCACGAAGGGGAGACCGACATGCCCGCAGTGCTTCCCGACCTGCTTCGACAGCGCGTCGGTCTCGGCCTTTTCCGCAAAGTTGTACGACTGGGCGTGGTACTCGAGAATGCGGTACGGCTCCCCCTCGGCCTGAGCCTTGAGGTTGCGTATCTTGCCCACGAGGGCTTGGTTGGTGGTGAACCCGCAGCTGGTCTTCCACGGCTTGCCCGTGGTGCGTTCGGCGTTGCTGCCGCTGGACATGCGGCCTTTCTGCTTACCCGTCTGCATCTGGTAGATGATGTCGGACACGGCCCGGGCGTCGAGGTTGGTCATCTCGTCCCACTGGGCGGGCAGGTTTTTCAGCACCTCAAGCCGGTTCATGCGGAAGTTCACCGTGTCGCCGGCCTCCATGATCAGCATGCCCGGATCGCCGAATGCAGCGAGGCCGATCTTCTGGGCCGTGGTCTTACCATGGCCGGACCCGTCGCTGTACAGGGAGAACATGGCCGCGTTGTAGGGCGTCAGTGCCATGAGCGGCGCCGCAAGTGTCAGGCACACCATGAACTGGAAGGGCTCCATGCCGTCCCGGTTGAAGAAGTTGGCCTGCTCCGACCAGCCCTCCAGAGTGCCCAGAGACTTGAACGCCGGCATGAGTGCCGCGGTCTCGGTGGTCGGTGGGTTGTACTCATGCCGGTCGGCGAAAATTTCCTTGGACCCCAACACAAAGGACTCCAGCGTCTCGTCATCTGTCCAGCCGAACTGCCTGTGTGCGGTGTCCGCCACCGTGTTGGATTGCAGGTGTGATACCCACGAGTTTGCATATACCATGATTTTCTCCCATGCTTTCTTGCTGTTCGCCACGACGCCACGCGCCGATAGCACCTTACGAAGTTCATCTGAGGACGTAGCCTGACCCAGCGTAACCGTGAACTCCCGAACCCCGTCCCGTGGCAGGTGCAGGCGGGCGACAAGCGCCTCGCCCTCGTCCGCGTCGTAGACCCGGCGCACAAAGTATAAATCGTTAACATACACACAGTCATCGTATGGGTCGCCGTCGTCGTCCCGCATCTTCACAAACACGCCGCCGCCCCGGCCTCGGAAGTACGGCTTCGGGAAGTCTGGTATCGTGAACGTCTCGGTCTGGCCTGTCTCGGCGTTCTCGGCCTCGACCGTGCGGTCTTCTTCCCGGTCCTCAGCCACCTGCATACCCAAGGCGATCGGGGATTTGAACCTACCGCGTAACGGGCAGTCTCCGCACACCCCCGGGTTCAGGTCGTCAAACTTCTCGCATGTGTAA